GTCCAGGTCGCCATTCGTAGGCTGCGCGAAGATGCCGCGCAAATGCTTATGAGCGGTGGCGTCAAGGACATGGAGCAGTATCGCTTTCTTATGGGGCGCCTAGAGGGGTATCGGTTTGTCGAGGATGCGGTCAAACAAATCCTTGCCAAAAACTCAGACCTCTAAAGGACCTAAATGGAAGCAACTGCACTGGAGAAAAAGTGGGCGGAGGAGTCAGCGGCAGCCGCTGCTGCTGAAGCTGCCCAAAAAGTCGCGGATGAAGCTGCAAAGGCCGCCCACATGGAGCAGGCCGAGAGCATGCGAGAGCGCCTACCCCGTCCGACGGGCTGGCGGATCATCGTACTGCCGTATGCAGGCGCGCGCCGCACTAAAGGCGGCATCGAGCTGGCCAACGAGACGATTGAGCGCCAGCAGCTCACTACCACTTGTGCATACGTCCTGTCTGTTGGCGAATTGGCCTACAAGGACGAAGCAAAATTCCCCGGCGGCCCTTGGTGCAAAGAGGGGGATTGGATTATTTTTGGTCGGTACGCGGGAGCCCGCATGGCTATTGATGGCGGAGAAATCCGCATCCTCAATGACGATGAAATCCTGGCGACGATCAAAAACCCAGAAGACATCCTGCACATGTGAGGTGATAAATGGCAACTGTGATGAATGATGAACAGCTAGAGTTTGATTTGGGGGCCGATGAAAAGGCCACCAACGTCACTTTTTCGCCCCCGGAAGACGATTCCGCAGCGGGCCAACCCGAGGCTCCTGAGCCGCCAGCGGCCCGCCAAGAAGAGTCGTCGACTCATCGGGACGAGCTTGACGCGGTCAATGACAACGTCCAAAAGCGCATCTCTAAGCTCACCGCGCGCATGCGCGAAGCCGAGCGCCGCGAACAGGCGGCCTTGGAGTATGCAAAAGGACTACAAACGCAGGCTCAAACGCTTCAGCAACGACTGGTCAATACTGACTTCAGTCGTTTGAATGAGGCCAAGGCGCGCCTAGATACTCAGCAAGCGGCTCTGCGCCAGATTATTGTTAAGGCTCGGGAAGAAAACGACCTGAACACGGAGATTGAGGCCCAGGAGCGGCTTGCCGCCATGGTTCAAGATCAACGGCAGGTAGCTCAGTGGCTACAGGAACAATGGCAACCCCAGCCCGAGCCCCAAGCTTATCAGCCCCAACAACCGGCCCAACAGCCTGCCAAGCCTCGTCCGGACCCCCGGGCAGAGTCTTGGGCGGAGAAAAACCCCTGGTTTGGTCAAAACCGCATGCTTACCTATGGAGCGTGGGGCATTCACCAACAATTAGTTGAAGAAGAGGGAATTGACCCCGCTTCTGATGACTACTATACTGAATTGGACCGAAGACTTAGGGATGAATTTCCCAAGCACTTCGCGGGCGAGCAATCGTCCAACCAACCCACCAGACAACAGCGTTCCGCACCGGCTGTTGCTCCTGCTACCCGTAGTTCGGGGATGAATAGTGTGCGCCGTACTGTCCGGCTGTCGCCGAGTCAGGTTGCTATTGCAAAGAAGCTGGGCGTTCCTCTTGAGGAATATGCCAAGTATGTGAAGGAGTGATCACGATGAGCGAACTTAAAATTGACCGTGCTGCCCGTAGCGGTGCAACCCGTGAAAAAGAAGCACGCCGCAAGCCGTGGACTCCGCCTTCCCGTCTTGACACGCCTCCTGCCCCTGAGGGCTACGAGTACCGTTGGATTCGCGCCGAAGTCAACGGTTTCCAGGACAAGCAAAACGTCTATTCCAAGCTGCGCGAAGGTTATGAACTCGTGCGCCTGGAGGATGTGCCGGATGAATATCACGGCATGCTTCCCACGATGGACGACGGCAAACATGTCGGCGTCATTGCTGTGGGCGGACTCTTGCTCGCCAAGATTCCCAAGGAAACCATTGAGGAGCGCAACGTGTACTTCCGCCGCAAGGCCCAGGAACAGTTGCATGCAGTGGACAACGAGATGATGCGTGAGAACGCTCACTCTACAATGCGAATCCAAGCGCCTGAGCGCGATTCGCGCACTACGTTCCGTCAGCCCACTTAAGGTAGGCTGGCAATCCCACCCTTTTAGGAGCTACAAATGGCAAACGTCAACAAGCCTTTTGGTCTGCGTCCTTCTGGTAACCTGTCTGCTACTGGCGCTCAGAAGCAGTACGGCTACCAGATTCAGGACAATCAGGCCGGGGCGATTTATCAGGGCGATCTGGTCGTCGTTTCCGGCGGCTACGTTATCAAGTACGACGCATCCACGCACAACGCCCCCACGGGCGTGTTCAACGGTGTTCAGTACGACGACCCCACCCGTGCTAACAAGCCGACCTGGAAAAACTACTACCCCGGTAGCATCAACATCACCACCGGCATCATCGCCTGTGAGGTGTTGGACGATCCGAGCCAGTTGTTCCTGGTGCAGGCTGATGGCGCTGTGGTCCAGGCCAACATTGGCAAGAACGCTGATCCGACCGCTTCCACCACTGGTAGCGTCACGACTGGCGTTTCCAATGGTTCGCTGTCGTCGGCTTCGATCAATACGACCCAAGCCCTGACCTTCAAAATCGTTGGCCTCTACGAGTCCCCGGACAATGCGCTGGGTGATTACGCCGTGGTCGTTGTGAAACTCAATCAACACCAGTACGGCAGCGTCGGTGTTACTGCTGACTGACGGAGTTTAATCATGGCAATTACCCGTTCCCAACTTGTCAAAGAACTGGAGCCAGGACTGAACGCATTGTTCGGTCTTGAGTACAAGCGCTACGAGAATGAGCACGAGGAGATTTTCTCCATCGAGAGCTCTGATCGTGCGTTTGAAGAAGAGGTCATGCTGACCGGCTTCGGCTCTGCCCCGGTGAAGACCGAAGGTGCTGGCGTGGCGTACGATACCGCTCTGGAATCGTTCACCGCTCGCTACACCCACGAGACCATCGCCATGGCGTTCGCGCTGACCGAAGAAGCCGTTGAGGACAACCTCTACGACCGTCTGTCGGCTCGCTACACCAAGGCTCTGGCTCGTTCGATGGCCAACACCAAGCAGGTCAAAGGCGCGTCTGTGCTGAACAATGCTTTCACCGGCGGCAGCTATGCTGGCGGCGACGGCGTGGCTCTGTGCTCGACCGCTCACCCGACCGCTCTGGGCCCTGACTTCTCCAACCGCCCTGCCGTCGCGGCTGACCTGAACGAGACCTCTCTCGAACAGGGCATCATCGACATCGCAGCGTTCACGGACGAACGTGGCCTGAAGGTCGCTCTGACCGCCCGCAAGATGATCGTTCCGAAGGAACTGCAGTTCACCGCTGAGCGACTGATGAAGTCCACTTTGCGCACTGCGTCCGCCGACAACGACATCAACGCGATCAAGTCCATGGGCCTGATCCCCGAGGGTTACGCTGTCAACCACTTCCTGACCGACATCAACGCATGGTTCCTGATCACCGATGCGCCCAACGGTCTGAAGATGTTCCAGCGTTCGCCCATCCGCACCGCGTTCGAAGGCGACTTCGACACCGGCAACGTGCGTTACAAGGCCCGCGAGCGTTACAGCTTCGGCTGGTCTGACCCGCGCGGTATCTACGGTTCTCCTGGCGCCTAAAAATCGCCGGAAATCGATGAAAAGGGGCCCTTGTGGCCCCTTTTCTTTTGCGGTATATTGCGTCAAGCCCGGGACTCCCGAGCGTAGTAGACCGACCCGGCGGACGACATGCAGACTACTACGCGACTCGCATGTGAGGATTCATCATGGCAAATACCACGTTCACCGGCCCGGTTCGTTCCCAGAACGGCTTTCAGTCCGTCACCGTCAGCTCCACCACTGGCGCCGTCACTGTTAACGGCACCTTTGGTTCGTCTACCAGTGTGACGGACTTGACCACCACAAATCTGGTTTTCACTGACCAAAACCACCCCACCACTGCTGCGATTAATGCTACGGCCGTCGCCACTGCCGCAGAGGTCAAAACCGGCTACATCACTTCCACTTCGGCATCGCCCACAACCATCACTTTGCCTACTGGCACGTTGCTGGGCGCGGCTTTGGGAGCAACCCGTGGCACCGTGTTGGAACTGTACGTTGACAACACCGCAGGGGCCAGCACTGTGACCATCGCTGTTGCCACCAACGGTATCCTGTCTTCTGCCGCCGCAGACACTGCAGGCAGCTTCGGTGACCTGACTATCGCTTCTGGCGCTACTGGCTTGGCACGATTCACCATCATGTTCTCCAGCGCAACGGCCTACGTATTTACCCGCACGGCCTAATTAGGAGTCCACCATGGGCTTTCAATTTGACGTAAGGTCAAAGACGATGACCACAACCGGTGCTACGGGCATCGGTTACCCGCGTGCGCGTATTAAAGCTATTTATTACGTCGCAGGCACTGCAGGCTCAATTTCCTTTAAGGACGGTGATGCAAGCGGCGAGGAGAAAATTCTCTTGGCTACCCCTGCCAGCACCGCAGGAAACGGGTCTACCTACGTCTTGATTCCAGGCGACGGGGTCGTGTTTGCGGCAGACCCGTATCTCACCATCACGGGTCCCTCTTCGGTGACCTTCTTCTACGGCTAAGGAGTCCATCATGGGACGAGCAGCAAAAATGGCAATCCCCGAGTACCAGGGCGAAATGCAGCCCGGTGCGCAAAAGCAGGACATGGCCAAGGGCGGTCCGAAGCAGACTCCCCGCAAGGACTACCAGAAGCCTTCGTCTTCTGTGGCTCCGCGTGGTGTGGGCATGGCCCGCAACAAGCAGTGCAAGATGTACTGAGATGGCTAAGTCTCCCGCTTGGCAGCGTAAGGAAGGCAAGGACCCCAAGGGCGGCTTGAACGCCCGGGGGCGTGCCTCCGCGAAGGCTCAGGGCATGAACCTGAAGCCTCCGGCTCCCAGCCCCAAGACCAACGCAGACAAAGGACGCAAGGCGTCCTTTTGTTCTCGGATGGAGGGGATGAAGAGTAAGCTGACCAGCGCCAAGACTGCCAAGGACCCGGATTCCCGGATTAACAAATCGCTGCGTGCGTGGAAGTGCTGACATGGGCCAACATCAAGAAACAGTGAAAAACACGCTGGACATTGTCTCGGTGTTTGCAGCAATAGGTTCTTTTCTTGAACTGCTGACCCCGGTGTTCGGTTTGATTGGTGCTGTGTGGACGCTCATGCGTATCGCAGAGATGGTCACCGGCAAGCCGTTCTCTGAAATTGTTCGCCGCAAGAAGGTGGCTGACGATGCCAGCAGCGAGTAAGAAGCAAAAGCGCTTGATGGATGCGGCGGCGCACAGCCCCGCATTCGCCAAGAAGGTAGGCATCCCTATGTCCGTCGCTAAGGACTTCAGTGAGTCCAGCAAGGGCTTGAAATTTAGGAAAGGTGGTGGTGAAATGATGGGTTACAAAAAAGGCGGCCTTGCTATGCGTGGTGAGGGCATCGCCAAAAAAGGTTTTGCCAAGGGTGGTGCGGTGACGGCCAAAGGTGCTGACACTGCTGGTCCGCAAGGCGGTCCGACCCACCAGCCGGTCAAAAAGAGCGTCCAAGGCGACACCGTGCAGGTTCGCGGCGTGGGCGCTGCTCGTGCTCGTAAGG